ATTAGGTAATAGATCTATTATTTTCGATCCAAGAAATCCTAATGGTAAAGATATCGTCAATAGAGTTAAAAAGAGAGAATGGTATAGACCATTCGCTGGAACTATTCTTCTAGAACATGTCCATGATTATTTTGAGATGCTTACTATTAGAGAATCTCAATGGATGTCGTTCGCTGTAAAAGCAAAACAAAAAGCTATCGATGAAGTCCCATCTATTATACATGTAGATCATACATGTCGTATTCAAACAGTTACACGACAACAGAATAAAAACTTCTATGAGTTAATTGAAGAATTTTATTCTAGAACTGGTGTACCAATTATATTCAATACATCTTTTAATCTAGCTGGTGAACCATTGGTTGAAACTATTCAAGATGGATTAGATACGTTAAGTAGATCTGAAATAAATTTTATATATGTTCCTGAAGATCAGGAGTTAATCCTATGAGAATCCTTGGTATAAATTTATCACATAATGCTTCCATAGCACAAGTCACAGATGGTAAATTAGATTTATATTTTGAAGAAGATAGATTTAATAAAGTTAAAGAGTCAGAACCAGAAAAATTCCCAGAGCAAAGATTCATCTCTATAGATAAATATATTATAGAGAAACCAGACTATGTGATTTATGCATCACTTGGAAGATTGAGTCGGCAATCTTTTGGTAGTTTAAAATTAGGAGTTTCTGACCAATATTGGATAGATATTTTTAATAAACAATTATCTGAAAAGTTTGGTGAAGAAATACCTTATTTCTATCAAACAGAACATCATCTATATCATGCATGTTCTGCTTTTTATTTTTCTGAATTAGATGATGCACTATGTATTGTAATGGACGGTGGTGGTGTTACACCATTAGAAGAATTTAAACAGTATATTGAAATTGAAAGTGTTTATATTTTTGATAAAACTAAATGTATTCCAAAATATAAATGTATAACTTCTGCTGATGAATTTTACAATTACATTAGTTTTTCCAATAATCAAACACTACTTGAGCATAATCTAAGAAAAGATAATATAGATTATCTGTTAACCAATAAATATAGTAGTGGTATGAAATTTAAAACTTTCACTCATGTACATAATATGGGACAGGAAGTTGGAAAGATTATGGGTCTAGCTAGTTATGGTAATCTAACTGGAACTCGTGTTGAAGATTTAGCTAGACAGTTACAAGAAGAAGCGTTAAAAGATACGATAGAACTTATAACTCTAGCAACAAAATACTCTGACTCGAAGAATATTATTCTTTCTGGTGGTTACGCACTAAACTGCGTGAACAATTATCATTATATGAAACATTTTCCAGAATATAATTTCTTTGTAGATCCAGCTGCTCATGATGGTGGAACTGCTGTTGGTGCAGCCCTCTGGTTCTATAAAGAAATTTTGGAAACTGAACCAGAAGTTTCCTAAATAAAAGTGGTTAGGGAACTAACCAACAATCGCTATGCCTTCGGGGTAGCATTTTTTATTACTCGCTTAATAGGAGAAAACAAAATGATGGAACACATCAACTCGTCAATCGACACCATCTGCGGTGTCAAAACAAAATTCGTAGAGACGTTCGTTCAAAACGAAGAAATCAAATCCCAACTCCAAACTTACATAGATGCTCAGCAATCTTTTGCTAAGACTGTTGCTAAGTCCACTGTAGATTTCTTTACTACACTTGGAACATCAGTAGCTGCATTCGATTCTACTCAAGCATTTAAAACTAAGTAAGGAGAAAATAATGGTAACAAAATTTATACCAGAAACATGGGGTGCTCATCTAAAAGACTTTGATAAGTTTTTTGTAGGGTTCGATGATCAATTCAATCGCATCGCAAAGATGCATGACGATCTAACCAAAAACATTCCTAACTATCCACCATACAATATCAAGAAGACTGGCGAGAATACTTACCAGATCGAGATGGCTGTTGCTGGCTTCGGTAAGCAAGACATCGATATTGAACTTGATGGTGACAAGTTAGTTATCAAAGGAAATACTACTGAAGATGATTCTGATTATCTCTTCAAAGGTATCGCTAATCGTGCATTCACTCGTTCCTTTGCACTCAACGATCAAGTTGAAGTAAAGGATGCTGAGATGCTCAATGGTATGCTCAAAGTATTCTTGGAAAGAATTATTCCTGAGCACAAGAAGCCAAAGAAAATCGAAGTCAAAGAGAAAGGTAAGAAGCAACTTCTTACTGAAGAACAGTACGATAAAGCTGCTGAGACTCTGTAACATACCACAAAATAAAGTGAACGTAATATGTCTGTAACATTAAAAAATCTTGAGAGCGCATTGGCTGGCGAATCCATGGCTCATATCAAATACCGCTATTTCGCTAAGATCGCTCGTGAAGAAGGATTCGAAGATGTTGCAAGACATTTTGAACATACTGCTGATCAAGAGATCAAACATGCATGGGGTCACCTAGAACTACTAATTGAAAAGCCAGATACTCGTAGATGTTTGGAACTAGCAATTGAAGGTGAAACATATGAATACACTCAGATGTATCCGAAGATGCAAGAAGAAGCATTGCGTGAAGATAACTACGGTGCGTTTGTTGAAGCAGAAGCACAGACTGAAGAATCACGCCAGCATGCTGAAGAGTTTCGTGCAATACTAGCTAAAGCAGAAAAGAGATTTGCTGCTCTGGCTAAAATTGAGAAACGACATGCTGAAGCATATCAAGCAAAATTGGAGGCACTATGAGTGAGACAAATGTATGCGTAGTCTGTGGTCATGAACATGATGAAGCAACTGAAGGAAAATGGGATGAACTTCCAGAAGACTTTACTTGCCCAGAATGTGGTTGTGGCAAAGATGAGTATGAAACACTTTAAGTAATCGTACGAGTTAGGGAGAGTTTCGGCTCTCCCTAAATACTTGTATGATGAAAGCAAAAATATCTCACAACATGATCTCATTTGTCACAGTAAGACGTGGTGAATGGATATTAAAAGTATCTGTGTTTAAGAATAAACAGATCATGGTTCTTGCACAAAATTTATATGAAGCTGATAAATTTTACATAAGATATTTTATTGATCAGAACATGGCAGCAGATTTTATTGAACAACTTGTTATAGAGGAATGATATGATTAAAGTATTTAAATTGATTAGTGGTGAAGAACTTATCTCTAAGTGTGAAATGAATGGTAGTGATTACTTGCTTGATAGTCCAGCGTCAATCATGATGCAGAGAACTGAGCAGGGAGTTGGAGTTGGTTTAGCTCCATACATGCCTTACTCAAGTGGTAAGATTACATTGCACTCTGGTTCAGTTGCATCCAGTGCAGATGTTGATGTCAAGATGGAGAACGAGTACAATCGTCTCTTCGGTTCAGGCATCCAGATAGCCCCAGCAGGGTCTATCGCAGGTCTCTAAAATCCCCTTATAAATCAACAACTTACAATCCCTCAGGATTGTAGGGTCATTGCATTTATTTGTTGCCTTTAATTCGGGTTTGGTGTATAATATATCTACAAACTTGAAAAGGAACTTGATTATGAACGTACTGTACAAAACAAAGACCAAAGCTGAATTGCGTGCCGAATCTGAGAAGGCACTGAAGAAGTTTCTGAAGACTGGTGGTGATGTTCAGGTTATCAAAGCTAAGAAAATTCCTAAGTCCAAAATGACTACAAAGTCATCTCGTGGTTTCGTTTCTGGTACTGGTGGATTGTCTACTGGGTTTCCCAGCAAGGCATTCGGTTAATGAAAGCATTTATCGAGACCACCAAAGACTGGGCTCACCCAGTCTCGAATCACATCTACTATTTGTCAGACGACAAGCGCAAGATGTATGCATTCTATAACATCGACACACAAACAGTGAAGAAGTTTATCAAGCCAATTGGATTCGATCCACGTTATCGCACCTTCAAAGAATTGAAACGCAAATGAACATTAATGAATTTTTGAATGATCTTGCTGGAAATGCATCCCGCAACTACAAGATTGAGCAGCTGACTAAGAACTCAGGTGATGTTACGTTGCGTGAAGTCATTCGTCTGGCTCTTGATCCATTCACTCAATTCTATCAACGTAAGATTCCATCATACACTCCAGCG